CCCCTTAAGGCTGGCCCCTGCTATAACCCCGCCCCCCATCTTGAACTATGCTTGGGTCGAACTCCCCGTCCCAGCGGCCATGGAGAATACTATGGCGTGTTTCATGATGTGGGTTGCGAATGGAGCAGGATCGCTAGCCCGTGATGCTTACATAGCCACGATGGAGAGGCGAATGGCGTTAATCGACGTCAACCTTAAACAAACTCTGATCGATCAACACGGCAACCGTTCCTTCACGGGATACGCCTGGCGCTCTATTTGCGCCGCATCCCACGCCGCCCTCTCAGCCAACCCAGTCTACAGGCGCGTCAATGAACGCCTCCCTGGCCGCATGCGAGCTATCGCTGAAGATACCGCAATGGCAGCCTTTCTTGAGGGAGTGCGCACGAAGGCGCAAACCTTGGGCTGGATCAATATCCTCCATGGTGATGACATGCGCCGCTACAATGCCGAGGTGGCTGCGATCGGGGAACCTCCCCGCGCAGCCAGTCCGCTTTCGTTTGCCCTCGGCGTGTGCGGCGTCGTTGCCCTAGGGGTATACTATTGGCGCCGTAGGGGGCGGGGTTCCAACGAACCCCTTGCACTGGCTCGGGCATCGACCGACCCGCTCAGTGGGCTCATTAGGCTCGTTCAAAACGGGCCTCGTGTGCTCGCTGATAATCTGAAGAAGATCGGCGGGGAAGTCGTGATTCGAGCGAAAACAGTACTGAAACCAGTACTTGAGCTTGGGCAAAAAGCATTAATTCGCGCAGCACCGCGCTTACAGGAGAGCATTGTGTGTGTTCCCCTCAGCGTGGTATATGGGGCTGTCGCCGGCTTGGCTACGCTACCCGACGTACTTGTCGAGGAGCTAATCAAGTCAGTACCTTACCTGCGCTACGCTCTACCACTGATGGAATTCTTGGGCAAGCTTGAGAGGGTGGATACATTCGCTGGCCTGGGGGCTTCGGCCTCTAGCCTTGCAATGCACCTTCTCATCCTGCCATTCCCTTACTGGAAACGCGTGGCGTTACACCTCACATGGAATGTGGGGACATTCATTTCGGCACTTCTTGTCAGTCGCAAGCTTCTGTCTGCTGAAGGGAACCTGCGCATGCAGACCTGGATGAAGATTGGAGTAGCGATTGTGTGCCTTTGGATGTTCCTGCGCCGTTCACCGATGAAAGTCGGAGATACTCCGTGGGAGGTGTTCAGGAAAAAGTATTACGACAGCCCTTGGGAAGAGCGAGAAGTGCTCCCAAATATGGAGCGATCGCTCACTTATTTCCCAATGAGCAGCGCGATGGTGTTTAGAGAAGGCGTTCCATACGTCGCTCAACCCAAGCCCGTCGATCCAACGCTGCGTGTACGTGGTACCGTCCCTTTTGCGGTAGAGGAGAAGGTAGACGCTTATACCACGTACATAATGCCCACAAACATTCC